ATGCCTAAATGTCTACCGAGAAGTTCGAGCGTTTTTTCTTTACTCCCTAACTTTACTTCTATCCCGTTCTGCGTTTCTTTGATTCCTGCAATAGCTGCTATTTGTGAATCTGATAGCTGATCCGTATCTTTTACTTGCGCCATTCCACCCATCACAGATACATAGTCTGTCACTCTAGCAAAAGCAATAGCAGCCAGTTCTTGGAGTACCATATCTTGTGTTATCTCCGTCCGTCTCTGCCGCTCTTCCATTCGTTCTGTGATATATTTTGCAACCTTAACATTTCTTAACATTCTCGCTGCCGCGGAAGCTGCTGACTCTTCTTTCTTTACGCTTGGATATGCAACGCGGTAAGCCCGTGTGGCATTTAGGTCAATCAAGTACTCATCTGCAAATATTTTCTGTTTTTCTGTCATAGGACTCACCACCTTTAAAACATAATAAAAGCACCCATCTCTGGATGCTAAGAATTTAGGACTACTGCTAATACGCTTGAATACGACTACAAAAACACAATCAAAATTTATAAGAAAAAAGGAGGAAACTTTGCAGTAGTCCACAACGGGTATAGCAGGACTCGAACCTGCGACACGTCGGTTAAAAGCCGATCACTCTCCCAACTGAGCTATACACCCGTAGGATGCCAGTTGACATCCTTTACCCTATCCGCACTCGGGTACTGACACTAAATATAGATTGCTGAATCTATTTTTGTTTGTTTTGCAGATCTGCGGATATCTGCGTTTTGGTACCATTGCAATGTAAGTCCGGTGTGCACTCCCAGAACAGATCTCAGCTGTGCAGCCTGTATACTCACATCACAAAGCCGTGTACAGGAGTCGAACCTGTCTGCCCTACATTTGCCACGGCATAAGAAAAAGCACCACCACATAAGTGATAGTGCCTTTTTATCTTCTTTCACTCTTTCAGTATACCAGTCAAGCCACTATATGTCAATAGTTTTAGAACATTTAGAACACATTATTCCAGTGTACTTTTAACATACTGTAGCACTGATTATACGGCACTCCAACTTCTGCGGAAATTTCATATTCATCCATTCCGTTTATATATTTCAATTCCATTACCATGCGTAGAATATTGTCCGGCAACTGGTTTATGTATTTTCTTGCTTCCTTGATGAGTAACTCGTTTTCGAAGTATAGCGCTCGATATTCCGTTTCAATATCCACACTATCATCAATATCGCTCATACTGTCATCTATCCCGCCTTTTCCCGATGGCATACCGCTCATATTGATTTCGGATGACATTGCCGCATATTTATGTGCTTTATACAATTCAGCTAGCCGTTCCATTCTGATGTTATTTTTATGTATTCGTTTTATGCGTGCTTCCGTCATCACTCATCACACTCCCTTTCGCATCTATTCCGACCTTCTTCAAAAAGTCTTCCACCGTGTGCTTCTTGTACTCTGCAACGTCCTTATTCGTCCTCTCACGGCTTTTAAAATCACAGGCGAAGGCTTTATGCTCCTGTTGTTTTAAAGCTGTCTCACATGGCTTTCTCGTTGCCATATCATGTGCATCTATCTTTCGGATGACTCCTGCCGTCTCCTTTCTGCGCTTCATGGTCTCTCTTGTCATTCCTGCATCACCTTAATTTCCTCTCCTGTCAGCTCTTCAAGCTTCTGTCGCATTTCTTCCACTGTCATTTTCTTTGGTTCTTTGCGCTCCCAGATGAGTTCGAGGTTGCAATCATGCATGATACTGCTAATTTTTCCCATGCATTTAATCTTATATACTCTAACTATTTCCAAATCGCTTACCACACT